ACCTATTTTCCCTTCAGGACCTGCTGGGCCTATTTTCCCTTCAGGTCCTATAGGGCCTGCTTTACCATCATGACCATCTGCACCAACCCCTCCTTGAGGTCCCATAGGTCCAGTTGGCCCCATGGGACCAATATCACCCTTTGGTCCAGAAGGGCCAGCAGGTCCAGGAATTCCTAGAGCCCCATTTGTAACAGGATTGCTACTCAATTTAAAAGGACATTTATCACCAATTTTCACATAATTTATATCGGAACATATATTACCAACAGGTAATCCAGTACGATTTGATGTAACACATTGATTTATATCCGTACACCATCCACACTTATTGCTTGCAGCACATTGATCGCAATCGCCTATATCAGAACATGGCATACATTTGAGAATTTTAGGAAGCCAATTACAATCTGCTGTATTTACACATTTAGTGGAATCAGTAATAGAAGTACATACATTTGTATCAAATGATTCCATCTGAAAATATGTTACGTGGATTAATACAGCAATTAACAGAAGTATTAATCCTATTATTGGTACAGATACCTTCATTTCTATAGATATAATCACATATTTCTATAGAAATCGCATTTACAGGTTTAATATAATAAATAATTGGGGGTACAAAATCTCCTTATTAAAAACTAAAATGGTCCGCTACGTTTTGGTCCGTTGCGCTTAAGCACGCATAGGGTTGTCCCGTTGCGCTTAAGCACGCATAGGGTTGTCCCGTTGCGCCTAAGCACGCATAGGGAAGCCAACTAGGTTCGCGCCAATACCAAAGCCCGCACCCTGGCGCGCCGTAACGCCGATACTGGGGCTGACTACATCGAGGATGGCAAAGACCGCCGCGGCAACCACGGCGAGCGTGAGGATCTCCTCAACCGGCAGAGACTTCTTCGGGATGAAGATGGCGGCGATGGCAACGAAGAGGCCCTCGATTAAATACTTGATCGCACGATTGATGATTTCCGTGGTGAAGTCCATTCAACTCTATATTGTTGAAAAAGATTTTTTATCCGCGTGCGTTCTAATCTAAAGACAAACAACCAGAAAGTATATAGTACAAATGTCAGCCGAACGCGAGGATTTTCTTGATGAGGACCCCGAGATCTCTGGACAGAAGGTAGTTCTTCTTAGTTTTCTGAGCCCGGAGAAGGTTCTCGCGAAGAAGGATCTTTTTTTCTTCCAGAGTTTTCTAAACAAGTATGAATTTCAACTTCGTGTTCGTAGTCTAGAGGGTTATCTGTCAAAGACAATCCAGAATATCAATAACCAACTTGATACCCAGGCGATTGAGTTTGAAAAGCGTGATCTAAGCGGATGTGCCGATCTCTGCCGTACAAGCCGTATCCGAGTTGATACGGTAATGGATAGTCTCCAGAACTTCATCAAGGAGAATGAGAAGGATATGCGTGATTCTAAACTGAAGGAGGCATTCGAGGACTATCTCTTCGCAAATAAGACCAAACTCGAGGAGCAGTTTTCTGAGCAGAACAACTTTCAGACAAGTATGCGTGGTCTGAAGGTACGCGGTGTCTATGCAAATAAGGCTGAGGCGGAGGCTCGTTCAAAGAAGTTACAGCGCACGGATCAGATCCACAATATCTTTCTCGGAGAGGTCGGTAAATGGCTACCTTGGGACCCCGCGCCGTCAGATGTGACTGAGCAGGAGTATGCCGAAGAGCAACTCAATACACTGATGAAGAAGTACAAGGAGAATGAGGAGGCTCGTGAGATGTTTATGCGTGAGAACCGCACACGCGGCCGTACTGGACCCCCCACCTCAATTGTACGCGAGGCTGAGGGAGCGTCGAATGCTGCTGCTGCGCCTGCTGAGTTCAACAGTATGTTCAATGGCCCTGCGGATCTTGCCATGCAGCGCAAGATGGAGAAGAAGGCCGAGTAAAGTAAAATCGATGTGATTATTAACCACTAAAATTTTACTATTTATTGCTTCTTCGCATCCTTGAAACTTTCAACCCCTTCATTGTAATAGTTATTTGTGTAAGGAGGGTTGATATCGCGGCAGACCTTGTTCTGGCAGAACTGTCCCTCCTCGCAAACTACACCGTAGCACGCCATATCGCTAAATCCGTCGACGAGTACATTAGGAAATACAGCCTTCACTACAGCAATGAGTACTAAAATTACCAGGAATGATACAAACGCGCCAAAAAGTACGTTGTTCTTAGCCATTTCTATTCAGACTCTACATTTTGATCATCTTCCTCCTTTGGAAAGCAGATGCCCTTTTCACCTGATTCATTTGCTTGACATTTCGCATTGTCTCCACAAGCATTTTCAAGTTGAGGATCACATGGATCACCTAAATTGAGAAACCCAGACATTTCTTTGTTAAGCCACTGGTAGCCAAAATAGATGAGTACTAAAAAAAGGAGGGCAAAAAAGGCATTTTGCCATGATAGATAAGGTTTTAGAAAGTCCATACTATCTTATATATTTAGAAAAGTAAGTTATCTTTTAGCGTATTTATGGAAGAACCGGAAGACCGGTAGAAACAGGCATATGTTTTGACTTCTCCGCTTTACAGTAACCATTTATGCATCGTAGAGGGAAATCGCAAGGAGGTAAATCTACACCGCACTGCGCATTAATAGTTCCATCAAAAGGCTCAATAAACTGGGAAATACGAAGATGTCTATCAACAATAAGAAGAACAAGTCCAAGAAAGGCTATTATCAATAATGAACATACAACTTCTGATTTCATCTTTACCTATTATATCTTGCGAACTTGAACTGACGGCCCCTTCAAACGTGCAGCAGCTCTGGCATCATATTCATTTGTTGATTGTGCTTTTCTATTAGAATCAGAATGCGCCCATGATTCGGGAGCACCAATGCGAAAATCACCATGAATATCGGCTTTGTACCAAAATACAATATCTTCAAGTTTGTTACTCTGGCTTGTATTATCGACAACTATACACTCGTAATTCTGAGTACACTGATCCATAATCTGGCAGAAAAATTCAAATGAAGGGAATGCAGATGCATAGTTTTCGTAGATGCGCTTGCGATTATTCAAGTAAGGTTCGCGTAGAATGAAAACAAAATCAACATTTGTTCTGAGAGCAGGCTGAATACCAAGAGGGTACTGCATAGTGATTAAAAAGAATACCTTAAAGTGACGTCCGTTCATGAAAATATATCTGATGTTAGGATCACGCGTCCAGTTGTCGTCATACATACAGTCATCTAAAATTAACATAAGACGAGGATCATAACGAGACCTTGTCTGACCCGCATCCTTCTCTTCTACAATCTTAATCATCATAGCCTTCTGACGTTTTACAAGATTGCTCAACATCTGAGGATTAAACTGGCCTTCCACAAGCGGAACCATTTTAGAATAGAAAGAATTTGACTCTTCTGTACCACTCATAACTACGCCAAGAGGCATATCTTGGTGATGAAAAAGCAGATCTTTCACAAGAGTTGACTTTCCTGTACGACGTTTTCCAATAAAAACACATACGGCATCCTGAGGTATCTTTCGCATATCGAATTTCCGCAGACTTACATCCATAGCAGATTGTGCCATACTATATCAAATACTTTTTATAGAATATGAAAAAATACCGCGAGGATTCATTTTTAAGTTTGAGTTTAAGCGGTATGCGCTTTTACACGAATCAAGGATTATCACTGAGAAAAAGATGGAAACTACAGACGGTAATAAACTCCGGGGAATGTCGCTACCAACCCCTCGCTTTGTTTTAGAAGATATGTCTGAAGAATTACATCATGTTAATGGATATCGCAATCTTCAGACTTTTTTCCCAACACTTTCAAAAGTTTTTCGTATTAACAAATTTCAATCTTCAAAATTTTGTCTTGATATGCCATGGCGTATTTCTTCCGTTGATTGCTCGGGAGGCCAAGGTCCTTGTAAACTGAGTCTCAAAGATGGGAGTCAAGTAAATGCTTATTTGAAGGTTACGCATTTACTAGATCCAATTCGATGGATGCAAGGTCATTATAGTCTGCCAATTGAAGCAGGATTACCATGGCATTCAAAAACATGGACGGCTGCCTGGCATAAGATACAAGATCCCTGGAATCAGGCATATGTTGAGGCGCTTGCTACTTATGCTCTAAGTCGTCTTAGACTTTCAGAGGTATCTCCTCATTTTAACCATTTTTATGGTGCCTTCTGCGCAAGAGCTGATATATATCGTTTTAATATAAATGATGATTATTCTAGTTTTCGTAATACTCGTTGGTTCTGGAAAGGGTCAGATGCAGGACTTTATAAACTTTCAGTTGTAAACAGTGAAAGCCCTTCTTCACCTGTTCCCAAAGATATTTTAGAAGATATTCTAATGAAACCTGAATATACTGAGGATGAAGATGAAATAAGTGAAACAGATATTGGCGAGGTATGCGAAGATGAAAGTTTACATTCGGCTTCACTTGATAGCAAGAGTTTTGCTTCCTCAGAGGAGTCTGACGAAGAGGACGAGGATGATCAATATATAGTGTATTCTGATATACCGAACTTTCCTGTAATGCTTATTTTTACAGAGATTAACACAAATACAATGGACTTTCTTCTGAGCGCGGATCAACATACCTGTAAGCCTGGTTCTGCTGAGTGGGAACTCATGTGGGCTGCTTGGATTTTTCAGGTAATTGCTGCTCTTTGTGTTATGCAGAAGGTATTTGGAATGACACATAATGATCTTCATACAAATAATATTGTATGGTCTGATACAACTGACGAATTTCTCTTTTATAAGGATTTGGGTGGAAATGTCTGGAAAGTACCGACCTATGGAAAAATATTTCGTCTGATTGATTTCGGGCGAAGCATTTTTACTATTAATAAGAAGATAATTGTAAGTGATGATTTCCGTCCTGGAAATGATGCTGATGGGCAGTATGCTTTCAAGCCTCTAACAGGAAATCCGCGTGAAGTTGTTCCGCCAAATCCTTCATTTGATCTCGCACGTCTTTCAGTAAGTTTATTTGAATCTATCTTTCCTAATAAACCTATGGATTCTGAAAGTCGTGTAATCTTAAGCGAAGAAGAGGGGCTGGTTGTTCGCGAATCAGTCTCTCCACTTTATAACTGCTTATGGTCTTGGATGGTTGATGATGATGATAAGAATATATTAATGGAGCCTGATGGTTCTGAACGATTCCCTGATTTTGATTTATACAAGCATATTGCTGCGAAGATACATAATGCTGAACCTGCGGCGCAAATTCACAAGATGCCCTTTTCGCAGTTCAAGACGCTTGATA